TGCCCGCTTTTGACGCAGGTTGCCCAGCAGGAGAAATAATCCGTCCATGCGGAGGTGTGATTCTTGAACCGGTCAACGACGGTCCGGTTCTTCTGGATTGTGATCCTCGTGTTCAGCCCGCCGATGTCCATCACACCACCCCCTCGCGGATGCCGAAGAGCAGGGAGCGCAGAGTCAGCGTCAGGGCATGGTGGTCGGCTTCCTCGCGGTGCTCAAAAAGATACCCAAGGGCGTAGAGAACCGCCACGCGCAGGGTCTCGCGCACAGCGGTCAGCTCTGCCGTGGTGTATCTCTCGGAGCGGCTCTTGTCGGAATCGATGTCCGTCCACTGTTCGTCGGTGAGCCGGGCGACATCCCTGCACAGGTTCCCGGCGGATGCCAGGAGGCTGCCGATTACCGCGTCTTCATCCGACGTGTCCACGCGAAGATACGCCTTCGCCTGTTCCAGAGTGATAAAGGTCATGGCAGCCTCCTTTCCCGTCAGTCAGCGTCGGGAGCGGCTACAGCGATGGTGATCACGATCTCGCCGTAACCGTCCGCCTTCAGCGTGATGGTCTTCGGCGTATCCACCACCTCATCAGCACGGATATACAGTACAAATTCTCCGGGCTGATCCAGGCCGACAGAAACGGCTTCCTCAGCGTCCGCGTCGGTCATCTGCGCGCCGTTGTACTTCGCCAGCGCCACGGAAGAAAGGCCGGTGCCAATACCGAGGCCGATCCACTTGTGGGTGCCCTGTCCGGGCGCGGAGCTTTCGGATTCCTCAAGTTCATCCACATCCGCCGTCACGGTGATCACACCATCAGCAAGGGAAACGGATGCCTTTGCGTTATTGGCAGCTGCTACAGCATCGGTCAGGGACGGGGCAAGACGGGCAGAAAGCTCCCACTCGTCCGCAGCCATAAGCCCGGCTTCCTTCAGCCTTACAAGCAGAGCGTTGAAGTCGTTCTTCAGCCCCGCCACAGCGGTCGCCGTGCTCGCACCCTGGTTCTCGGCCTTGCCACCTGTGCCGCCTCCACCATCGGGGAAATTCTTCACTTCAGCGCCCTGTTCAAATTCCAGGACACCGCCGATCACGGTGCGGTCGCCGCCATCGGTGTTATAGTTCTTTGTCAGATGCATATGCTTATCTCCTCTCAGTTGTCCGGAGGACGAGCCGGGTATTTCCCTCATCCCGTCCTCCGGATAGTCAGACGCGATCAGCCGTTGGCCTGCTCGTCCGGTTCAGGCGTAGGAGCCGGAGCGGGCTTAATGCCCGCCATCTTCAGCACCTTCACGGACTCCGGAAGGATCAAACGGCCATCCACACGCTGGGTGGTCATGAAGCCCACCTGGTCGGTGCGGGCGTACAGCTCGTTCAGGCGGCGGAAAGTGCGATTCTGACGGTCAGCGACCCAATAGTTCTTCAGGTCGCCGAACAGGAGCACGCGCTCACCGGCAGACATGGTCGGCATGAAGGTGGAGGTGCGGATCGGACGGCCAAGGATGGTGTCCGGCTTCGCGGTATCCAGGCCCGGCTTCCAGATATAGTTGCCGTTGCCGTCCTTCAGCTTCATCAGCTGCAGAAGCAGGGTCTCGTTGCAGACGAACTGGGCGTTGCGGCGGTACGGGCTCTTGAGGCTGTAGTAGAGATCGAAGATCTCATCGAAAGTCACAAGGTGCTCGGAAGCCGCAGTCACGCCAAGCTCCGCGCCGCCGGTCTCTGCCAGGATGCCAAGGGGCTTCTTGTCACCGTCGCCGGTGAAGAAAGCGCGCTCCTCGGCATTGCCCATCGCTACGCCGAAACGGGTGGCGATATAGCTGGCGAGGTCGAAGGCGGAGTCATGCAGAAGCTCGTTGGAAATCTTGATCATAGTGCCCAGCTTGTAAGCGGACAGGGTGGTCTGGCCGAACTTGGTGTTGGTCTCCGGGATCTCCTCGCCCTCATCGATCCACTGGGCTTCCATGGTGTCGGTCGCGATCGGGATCTTGCGGGTACCGGAATTGGTGCGGATGACAGTGGCGAGCTGGCGGAAGATGTTATTCTCCTCCAGCGCCTGGATCAGGCGACGCTCGAACTCGTCAGGCACGGTATAGCCGCCCTCGGTATCCTCGCCAACAGACAGGGCGTTACGGACCGCGAACTGATCCCCCTGGTTGCGGATCATATTCCAGAAGGCATCCTTGTACTCATCGGATGCGGTACCCTCCGCCTTCTGGGACTGGTGGCTGGTGGGATTGGCCTTCACCGGACGGCTTGTGGGAGCGGAGAGCTGTGCGTCGAAAGCAGCCTGCTGTTCCAGCCGCTCGATCTCAGCGCCGAGAGCCTGCACGTCAGCCGCCATCCTGTTGTACTGCTCCACAGCGGAAGCCTCGACCAGACCGTTCTCACCGCGATGCTCTTCCAGGAAATTCTTCGTCTGCTCCCAGAGGGTGTTACGCTTATTGCGCAGTTCCATGATCTTGCTCATATTCATACCTCTTTCTCCGGAGAATCGCTCCGGTATTTATAATGGTTTGGGGGATAAGAAAAACCGGGGCAACTCATCTGAGCCACTCCAGCTTGTCTTTCAGGATTTCATACGGCATTGCGCCGTCAGGGGTCTTGCCGTCCATGCCGATCACAAGCATTTCCGGCTCCGCATTCCGGGCAGGTGTCAGCCCTTCCTCGGCAGGTTTCTGTGCCTCAGCTCCGTCTGCGGGAGTATCAGGCTTGTCTTCCGCGCCGAGGCGGTTGAGGATGGTTTCTCCCATGAGGCGGGAGGAATACTGCCACATTGCCTCAGCCAGTTTGAAGGGCTTCTTTTTCGTCCCTTCGCCTTCCTTGCCTTCATCTTCGCCTTCCTCCGTTTCAGGCTCTTCTTCCGGGTCTTCGTCCGGTTCCTCCGGCTTAGACTTGTTCTCAAAGAGAATCTCATCCGCGAAACCCAGCTCGACCGCCTTCTTTGCGTTCAGCCACGTTTCATCGGACATGAGCTTGCTGATACGGTTTCGGGAAAGCCCGGTCTTGAAGGCATAGGCGTTGATGATGCTCTCCTTCACCTCGTTCAGCGTGGAGATGGCCTTCTCCATGTCGCGGGCGTTGCCCATCGCAATGGTTGACGGGTCATGCACCATCAGCATCCCGGTCGGGGAAATCTGCACCAGGTTTCCGGCCATCGCCACAACGGAGGCTGCGGAAGCCGCGATGCTTGCGATGCGGACGGTCACGCTGCCGGGATAGTCCCGGAGCATGGTGTAAATCTCCGCAGCTGCAAACACGTTCCCGCCTGGGCTGTTCACCCAGAGCGTAATGTCGCCCTCCTCGGCGTACAGGTCATCACGAAAAGCCTGCGGAGTCACCTCGTCGCCCCAGAAAGAATCCGAGTCAATCGGCCCCTCCAGGCGGAGAACCCTGCCGCCGCTGTCATCGTGAATCCAATTCCAGAATTTCTTCATCTCTTGGGATTACCTCCTCTTCTTTGCGCCTTGCGCTGTGCATGGCGCTCGGCATGATTTTTGCTTTCCTCTGGCGTATCATCCCCGGAGTCGGGCTCCTCCGGCTCTGCTTCGTCCGGCTCAGAGGATTTCTGTCTTTGCTGCTCAGCAGCCTCGTTCGCTCCATAGGCGCTTCCCGCGTCTTTGAGCTTGGTGTAGCTGCCGTTCAGGTAGTAATCGTCTCCGCCGTCCTCAGCCGGGATCAGGTCCATATTTTCAAGCCGCCGTATATCGTTTGGCGACAGAAAACCGTTTGCAAACCCTACAGCGTAGCCGTCCATACGGCTCTTGTAATCTCCGCGCATCAGCCCGTCCACATTGAACTTAGGAAAATAGGCGTCCTGCTCCTCCTCAACCAGAACATCCTTGATGATGGCCTGCTCAATCCGCACGAGCCAGGGCATGACCGTGTGCATCACAAAGTCGATGCTCTGATGCTCGATGTTGTTGAAGGTGGCGCGCTTCAAGTCTTGCACCATGTGGGGCGGGACCCGGAAGATGCGGCAGATCTCTTCCACGCCAAATTCACGGGTGGAAAGGAACTGGCTGTCCTCCGGTGGAAGGGAGATCGGCTTGTACGCCATGCCCTCCTCCAGGACTGCCACCTTGTGCGCGTTCCCTGCGCCACCGTAGGCGTTCATCCAGTTATCCCGTATCTTCTGCGGGTCTTTCAACACGCCCGGATGCTCCAGAACCCCTGCAGGCTGCGCTCCATTCTTGAAGAAGGAACTGCCGTATTTCTCGACGGCAAGCGTCGTGCCGAGGGCGTTCTTCATCATCGCAATGGGCGAGAAACCCACCAAGCCATTAAAGCCAAGTCCGGGGATATGCAGAATCTCATCCCGCTGGAAAACGATGTCCTTACCATGCTCACCCGGTACCTCGTCTGTGTAGGCGTGGTAGGTATAAAACAGGTCGCCGTTTTCCGCCCGGTCGATCTCCACATTCTCCGGGAGCAGCGGATATAGACCCAGAATGCCATTCTTGCCATCACGGACGATCTGTGCGTATGCGTTTCCCCAAAGGAGCAGATGCATCATCATCGCTTCCCTGAAGGAGAAGCTCGTCATCTCCGGGTTTGCCTGCCGATACAGGATTTTGTAGAGTGGATGGTCTGTCGCACGTTCCTTGCCGTCACCCTTGTCGGTGAACTTGTAAAGATGAAGCGGCAGGCTTGCCACCGTCTCCGCCAGGAGCCGGACACAGGCATACACCGTCGAAATCTGGAGTGCAGATTTTTCATCCACCCGCTCGCCGCTGTTTGTCATACCGAAGACAAAAATGCCGCCCGAGTCCCGGACGTTATCTTCGATCTTTGGAAGCTCCGCATTGGGAGCGTCCCTCGGCTTACTGAAGCCGAACCATTCCCTGAATCCCATTTACTCCTCCTTCATCTTCGCCAGCTCCCGACCACAGGCGGCGAGGCACACCCGGTAGATGCTGTCCCTGTCCTCCCGGTTGAGAACGTCGTTCTTGACAAGATCAGTGATCTTCTCGATGAAATCACGCTTTTCCGCCATCGTCAGTTCCATAAATGCCTCCTCAGAATACCCACAGCCCATGGTCGGGGTCGTCATATACGCTGCCCTGCTGTTCGTGGCGTATGGCTCTGTCAAGCCCCATAATCCAGGCAACGATGCCGTCAATCTTCTCGGTAGACTTCTTTTTGCTGGGCTTGATGTTCTCGGCGGCATCGATCTCAGCCACCACATTGCCCGCCATCCATCGCAGGACTGGATTCCCACCATGAATGACCTTGCCCTCCAGAAGCAGCTTGTACAGTTCCTTCATGCCAGGGCTCATATCCTTAAAGCCCATGCCGATGGGGACCATGGTGAAGCCGTCCCCGTCCAAGTCAGTGATCAGCTGCGTGGCGTTCCAGCGGTCAACGCCGATCTCCACGATGTGGAACTGCGTCCCCAGCTCATTGATGGTCTTACGTACAAAGTTGTAATCCACCACATTGCCTTCGGTCACATGGAACAAGCCCATCTTCTCCCATACATCGTAGGGGACATGATCCCGCCGTACCCGCAGGTCGAGCGTATCCCTTGGCAGCCAGAAATGCGGTACCACGATGTACTTCTCCGCTTCACTTCTCGGAGGAAACACCATGACAAAAGCCGTGATGTCGCTGGTGCTGGACAGGTCCAGCCCGCAGTAGCAATCACGGCCTTTCAGGGCTTCGATATTGATTGGGATGTCTCCCTTGTCGTACACATGCTCAGGAATCCACGCAACCGCGCTGCCGACCCACTGATCGAGGCGGAGCTGGCGGAATACGTTCTCCTCGGCGGGATTGGTCAGCGCCTCCCGATGGGCATCCCGCACCCGGTCGATCTGAATGGTGTATCCCAGGGAGGGATTTGCCTTGTACCAGGCTTTCTCGTCGTTCCAGTCCTCGCCGTCATCCAGCCCGTAGATGACCGGGTAGAAGGACGGGTCGATACGCTTGCCCTCCAAGATGTCCTTTGCCTTTGAGTGATACTCGTAACAAATACTGTTGCGGTCGGTTCCTGCCGTGGTGATCAGGAAGTAGAGCGGCTGCGTCCGGGCGTCGCCGGAGCCCTTGGTCAGCACATCCACAAGATTGCGATTGGGCTGGGCATGAAGCTCATCCAGCACCAGGCCGCTCACGTTCAGGCCGTGCTTGGTCCCGACCTCAGCGGAAAGCACCTGGTAGAAACCGGCGTTTGAGTAATTCACCAGCCGCTTGGTGGCCGCCATGACCTTGCTGCGCTTCAAAAGGGCAGGGGTCATCTCCACCATGCGCTTTGCCACGTCGTACACAATGGAAGCCTGCTGTCGATCCGCAGCAGCGCCGTAAACCTCCGCTGACGGCTCGTTGTCCGCATACAGAAGGTAGAGCGCAACGGCGGCGGCAAGCTCTGACTTCCCGTTCTTCTTGGGTATTTCCACATAGGCTGTACGGAACTGCCTCGTCCCATCCTCCCGGACGATGCCGAACACGTCACGAATAATTTGCTCCTGCCAAGGCAGAAGCCAGAACGGTTTTCCGCTCCAGCGGCCCTTGGTGTGGCAGAGGTTTTCGATGAAGCGCACCGCCCGGTCAGCTTTTTCTCGGTCATAATGGGAATCTTCAAGCATGAATCTGGAGGGCGTATAATCCTTCAGCCTGGGATACCCCTTTGGTCTTTCCTTCGCCATCATCCGCCTCCCAGCAGCTCATCCATATCATCCGCAGGGCCAGAGCCTTCATTGTTCCCGGCAATGATCCGGCTTCTGGCTGCGGGAGTCAGACCAAACTGCTCCGCGAACTGATTCATGAGCCGGAGGTACTGCTGTGCAATGGAGATGTATGGGACCTGCTGTGGATAGCCGGAGGGAGTGCGGATAACCAGCCCGCGATCCGTGATCCGCTCCTCAGCCTGTTTCCATCTGGCATAAGCCTGGCAGTAACCGGCGAAGGCGGCCATGTCCACTTCGGTCAGCACACCGAGCGCCTCCATCTTTTTCGCAAGCCTCCGCCATTCCTTCTTCGCCTCCGGTTCCAGCCATTTGGGGCAGGCCGGGGCTTTTTTCATAGGCTTTGGCTCTTTATCGTTCAGGGCGCGCTTGCCCGGATTGCCTTCCAGTTCCTTGATGGCGGTCGGCGTTGGCTTTCTTCCCCTGGTCGCCATGGCGTTTCCTCCTCTCCTTGAAAATGGCATAGAGAAAGGACCCGCGGAGTAGCAGCCCCGCCGGCCCTTCTTTTGATGCTATCACTATATCAGAAAATGCAAGAAATGTCGTCCACGAAATTACTCATTTTCCTTTTCTTACTGAGCCATGCCCCAGGCAAGGGCATGCCCGTTGTCCTCGAACATTTCCTCGCTGACCGCCCTCAGCCTGATTTCGCCCTCGCAGGTGTG